TTACTTTAAATCATTAATGCAAGTACAAACAACACAAGCACTAAATAAGCTACGTAAACTTGATAAGAGGGTACGCATTGTAAGAGGTGGTACATCAGCAGGTAAAACCATTTGCATCCTGCTTATACTTATAGATTATGCCATTAAAAACGAAGGTAAAGAAATAAGCGTAGTAAGTGAATCAATACCACACTTACGTAGAGGTGCTTTTAAGGACTTCTGCCAACTGTTAAAAGGTTTAAATAGGTATAAGGATATACAGCTTAATAAAAGTATCTTAAAATACACATTTACAAATGGCAGTTATATAGAGTTTTTTAGTACAGATCAACCTGACAAACTACGTGGAGCAAGAAGAACTGATTTATACATTAACGAGTGCAACAATGTACCCTTTGATGCTTACAACCAATTAGCAGTAAGAACAAGTGGAAACGTTTGGTTAGACTATAACCCTTCTAATATCTTTTGGGTAGATAAAGAATTAGTAGGCAAAGAAGATGTTGATTACATAACACTAACCTACAAGGATAACGAAGTACTACCTGTAAGCATTGTTAAAGAAATAGAGAAAGCAAGAGATAAAGGCAAAACCTCAACGTATTGGTCAAATTGGTGGAGGGTGTACGGACTTGGTGAAACAGGTTCTTTAGAAGGTGTATGTATTCCTGATTGGAAAGAAATAGATAACATACCACAAGAAGCACGTTTGTTAGCACACGGTGTTGATTTTGGTTATACTGATCCTACAGTTATTGTATCTCTATATAAATGGAATGATGCTTACATAGCAGATGAGGTATTTTACAAATCAAATACAGTATTAAGGGATTTATCTATGTTCTTACGACAAAATAATATAACAGAAAACTTAATTGCAGATTCAGCAGAACCAAAGAGTATTGAAACTTTGCGTAGGGATGGGCATAATATATATCCGTGTACAAAAGGTAGAGATAGTGTAAACTTTGGTATAAACCTAATAAACCAAAATGAAATATACATTACATCAAGAAGCAGGAACTTAAAAAGAGAACTACAAGGTTACATATGGGCAAAGGATAAAGATGGTAATACCTTAAATAAACCATCAGGTGAACATCCAGATTGCATAGATAGTTTGAGGTACGTATTAACAGACCAATTAGAAAACCCTAACAAAGGCGAATACTACATATATTAAAATAAATTGTTTATTATTTGTTAATTAAATAAATAGTTGTATATTTACAAAGTAAAACAAAGTTTAATTAAAATTATATCAAATGAAAAATTTAGAAGTAGGTCAAAAAATTCAATTTAAGAAAAAAACAGGTTATTTTACCAATCAAGTTTACACAAGAAAAATTCATAGTGTATATAAAAAGCCTTTATTTAATCACGTAAAAAACGATTGGGATGGATTTGAATACCGATACAATACTCGTGGACATAATGGTGGTTATGGTTGTAATGGTTTTTCAGTTGAAGAGAACGAAATTATAAAAACATTCTAATAAAAAAAACAAGGGAGCAGAAATGCTCCTTTTAATCTAAAACAAAACAAAATGAAAAAGTACAAAGACAGGTCAACATCTACAAGATTATTATCAAACGCTGAAAGAACATCTTACAAATTAATTATAAAGTTTGGAGATAATATTAGAGAAAAAATATTTGAAGGAAAAGATGCTTATAAAAGAGCAGTATTATTCCAAGATGGTGTTACAGAAATGATGCAATCAATTAGATAAAAACACAGGGGGTAGCAATACCCCTTTTTTATTAACCAATAATTATATTATGGAAAACAAAGTAGAGTATATAATGATTAAAGAATTAACTAAAAAAGAAAACAGAAAGAACGTTAGAAGGATTATAGCACAAGCAGCAGGTTTTGTTATTTTAGCTTGGGTATCAATGTATATGTTCTTATATTTCATCTTATGGGCAAACGATATAACAGATAAAATAGTTGAAACTTTTTAAGATGCAAGAAGCGTGTTGGTACGAAAATATATACATAGTACAACGACCATCTAAACGTGGTGCTAAATCGGATGTTTATTTAGATATAGACTATAAAGGTCAAATACTAAAAGGCAAGAAGCTGTACAAACAAAACAGCATACATCTGGAAAAAACAATAGAAGAAGCATACAGGTATTCGTATAAAAGGTTTATATTGAAGCAATAACTTTTCATTTGGTTTGGGTTGAGAATTAGGTAGCAGAAATGTTACCTTTTTCTTTTTATACAAAACACCAATTAATTTATTGTATTAATATGAAAGTTGAAATAAACGTACCTGATTCACTTAAAGAAATAACTTTAGATCAATACCAAAGATTTGAAAAGTTAAATACAGAAGAAAATAAAGAATCTACATTTTTACTACAAAAGATGGTAGAGATATTTTGCAGCCTTAACTTAAAGGATGTTGCAAACATAAAATACAAATCAGTACAAGAGATAGTAGTACACCTCAACAAGATATTTGATAAGAAGCATAGTTTAGTACCTACGTTTACTTTAGGCAATGTAGAGTATGGATTTATACCTGTACTTGATGATATGTCTTTAGGTGAGTTTATTGATCTGGATGAGAACTTGGGCAATTGGGATAATATGCACAAAGCAATGAGCGTGTTATACAGACCAATTAAATTTAAGAAAGGTAACAAGTACAATATAGAAGAATACAAAGGTATGAACGACAACCTAAAGTATATGCCTTTAGATATTGTGTTTGGTTCTATGGTTTTTTTTTATCATTTAAGCAACGAGTTAACGCAAACTATCCTGAACTATTTACAGAAGGAGTTACCCAAGAACTTGACTATTCAACAGAGGGAACGTTTGGGACAAAGTGGGGCTGGTATCAGTCAGTCTATGGTATTGCTAAAGGAGATGCTACCAAGTTTGACGAGGTTACCCAGCTTAATGTCCACCAATGTTTAATGTATTTGTCATTTGAAAAAGATAAAGTAGAATTAGAAAAGAAGTTAATTAAAAAACGATGAAAGGTTTTTACAACGTAACGGAACAATTAAAAACAGCACTTGCAGCAGAACCATTTGTTAACACGGTTACATTTGGTAGTTTAGATGATGTAGATTTAAACAAGCAAACTATATTCCCATTAAGCCATATAATTGTAAACAACACAACTGTAGGAACTAAAACATTAACGTTTAACATTTCTATATTATCAATGGATATTGTAGATATAAGCAAAGCAGAAACAACTGACATATTTGTAGGAAACGATAACGAACAAGATGTACTAAATACACAATTAGGATTACTAACAAGAATAATAAACATCTTACAACGTGGTGATCTATATACTAACCTCTACCAAGTACAGGGTGATGTAAGTTGTGAACCATTTGTAGATAGGTTTGAAAACAAGTTAGCAGGGTGGTCAGCAACCTTTGACGTATTAGTACAAAACGATATGACAATATGCAGTTAGAAAACATAAATAAAGAACTTAATAAGTTTGGTAAGTTTGTAGTACAACAAGCAAGAACAAGATTATCTAAAAACAAATCAAAAAAAGGTAAGGGTACAACCTCATCAGATGGTCAACTATATAAAAGCCTTGCTTATTTTTTAGATAACAAAAAAAACACCTTATCTTTTGAAATGGAAGATTACGGTATGTACCAAGATCGTGGTGTTAGTGGAACAGAAAACAAATACGATACACCATTTTCATATACAAACAAAATGCCCCCAATTAAACCGTTAGCACAATGGGCAAAAAGCAAAAACATAAGGTTAAGAGATAAAGAAGGTAAGTTTAAAAAAGGCAACTATAATACAATAGGGTTTTTAATAGCAAGAAGTATATACAGAAAAGGATTAAAACCAAGTTTGTTCTTTACTAAACCATTTGAACAAGCATTTAAAAAATTACCTGATGATTTAGCATTTGCTTTTGGTGAAGACATAAACAATTTATTTAGAAAATAATGAGTACAAAAATAAACGTTAGAAGTCCATTTTATTTACACCTTGTAGAACCAAGTCCTCCATTACCAAACTTTGATTGTACGGTAGCAGGGTTAGTAGGTTTTGCAGTAGATAATCAAGGTATTATTACTTTGCCAAGTCCAGCAGTTGGGGTTATAGATTCTATATCGAGTGATGATGGTGATTTTGCAAATAACAAATTCCCAGCAGAAGGTACTGATACATCAAGAACCATTAAAATTAAACTGCTTATACCTACAGGTTATGCAAATACAAGTGATATATTTTTTGAATGCCCTGTTACTGCAACACAAGCAGGTACAACAAGTTCTGTAGTACAGCCTACTGTATGTACAACAACAGTAACAACATCAGGTTCTATTGGTGGGCAAAGTTTAAGTGTAGGTGGTTCAAGTGTAGATATTGATTTAGCAGGATTCTTTACAGGTGAAACAACATACGATGCTTCTAACCTAAACCCTACATTAGTAACAGCAGCATTAAGTGGTAGTGTATTAACATTATCACCAAACGTTATAGCAGGATCAACAACAGTTTATGGTATTGGTAGGGATAATAGCTACCCAGCAACTTGTGAAGCAACACAAAGCATAGCTGTTACAGTTACAGATAGTACTACTGCATTTAGTTGTACTGCACCTACAAACCCAGCTTTACAAGGTGGAGGTATTAGTCAAGCAGGTGTAATAACAAACCCATCAACAATAGGTACGATAACAAAAATAATGGCTACATCTGGTGGAGGTGCAATAACAAGTGTAGCAGCAAATTCAGGTACAAACGCACAAAACGTTACATTGTTTTTTAATATTACAGTACCATCAGGTTATTCTAACGCAAGTGCTACGGTAGAATGTTCTGCAACCTTTTCACAACCTGGTACAGCAGCACCTACATTTACTTGTTCATTAGCTAATTTAACAGGTCAAGCAATAGCAAGAAATGGTGCTATATTTTTAGGTACAGCATCATTAGGTACGGTTAAAAGTTTTACAGCACCTACAACACCTTTTACAGATGTAGCAACTGATACTTCAAGAACTGTTGTATATCAAATAGAAATACCATCAGGATATGCAAATGCAGGATCAACAATAGATTGTAGTGTAACAATGACACAACCAGCAACGGTAAGTATATGTGGTACAAATCAATTTTATTTAAGTTCTGCTAAATCAACACAAGAAGGTCATTGTGATGCAACTTATGGAACACCTAAATTAATAACCTCAACAGCAGCAAGTTTAGGAGCATTACTAAATAGCCAAGTTTGTCAAGGTGATGTAGCTTTTGATGGTAAAGGTTTATACTACGGTGTATTTACTGCATTTGTTGTTAGTTCGGTTGGTGCAGGTGTTGGTAGTTATTATGTTATAAAAATAGAAAGTACAGGAATAGTAAGTGAATTAGCAATAGTTTCTTGTGATACAACAGGAGGTGGTGTTGGTGTAATAGTATAAAATTATGAGTTTAAAAAGCGTAGTAGTAGATTTATATGTATGGGATGGTACAGAATCCGATCAACCTGTATCACCTGCATATACAATAAATAAAAGTGTTATAAGTGGACAAACAAATATAACTTTAGAAATAGCAGAACTTGTAAGAGATTATTTTACCATTACATTTAATGATGATTACAATTCTATTGCAAGATATGTTAGAACGGTTGTAAGTTCTTTTGATGATAGTGATGAACCTTTTGAAACAAACCCTATTGTAACAACTTACGTTGCATTAGATGGATATGGTTATTTTGAAGAAGGCACTAACCCTGAATTAGATAGACACGCATTGATAAGTTCAACTAATATATATTTACCAGAAGGTACAGCAGGTAAGTTGCCAATATTTGCAGAAGGTGTAGGTAAAGTTATAATAGATGGTGTAACAACACAAATAACAGATAACGGTAATACAAACCAAAAAATACAATACGTTACAATACCAGCAGATAAATCATCAATACAAGTTTTTGATACAGATGATACTACACTTAAAAAAACAATAACAATATCTAATATTTGTGAACCTAAATACACACCATTTAAAATAACCTTTATCAACAAGTTCGGTGCATTTCAAGATTTATATTTCTTTAAGAAAACAAGCGAAGTAACAAACGTAACAGATGAGTTATTTAAAAAGAATATAATAACAAACACCTCATCAAACTATAACACTTACGATAACCAAAGGGGTAGAATAAATGTAAATGCACAAACTTCTTTAACTATGAATACTGGTTTTGTGAGTGAGATTATGAACCAAACAATAGAAGAACTATTTTATAGTGAAAACGTTTATATAAGATATGAAAACAAAACACTTGCAGTAATACCTAAATCTAAATCATTACAATACAAAACTTCTTTAAATGACAAACTAATAAATTATACAGTAGAGTTTGATTTTGCGTTTGATAGAATTAATAATGTTAGATAATGCTACAACTACAAATATATTTTGATGGTCAACAGGTTGAACTGTTTAAGGATGAAAGCATTGTATTAACACAATCAATACAAGACATAAAAGATATACAAAAAGTGTTTGTACCTTTTACACAAACCTTTAATGTACCTGCTTCTAAAATAAACAACAAAATATTTCAACACTTTTATAATTTTAATATAGAAGGTTTTGATGCACGTAAAAAAACACCATCTGAATTATACCTCAACTATAAGCTATTTAAAAAAGGTAAAATAAAACTTGAAGGTGTACAGCTTAAAAACAACGAACCACATACATACAAGCTAACTTTTTATGGTGATACTATAAACCTAAAAGATGTAGTAGGTGAAGATAAGTTAAGTGCTTTAGATCAGTTAGGCAAGTATTCTTTTGATTGGACTGATACAAACATATCTACATATATGGCAAACGGTTTAGATGTTGTTACACCTACAGGTACAATGACTGATGCAGTAATAGTACCTTTAATAACACATACTGCAAGACTTTTATTTGATAGTAATTCAGCAGTAGTAAATACTGATACTATTAAAAACATAAACCCAGCAGCAGGTACGAGTACAAACTACGGTGTGCCTTATAGCCAATTAAAACCTGCAATTAGATTACTTGCTATAATACAAGCAATAGAAATAGAATATGGTTTAACATTTAGTACAGACTTCTTTAATAGTACAAATACTGCTTTCTTTAATTTGTATATGTGGATGCACAACAAAGAAGGTGATTTCCAAACAAACCAAGATGCACAATATCAAGGTAAAAACATTACAAACGTAGTTGATAAAAAACAATTTTTTACAGGATTTAAAAATGCAAGTTATTCTTCTTTTTTAGATGATATAATTGCAAGGGATTATTATAAAGGCAAAAACCATTCTAAAATATTTAGGAGAATGAATGTAATAGTAGTGCCATCAGGTGCTGCTGTTTACACTTTGGTTATTAAAAAGGATGGACAAGAGTTTCAAAGATTTGAAGGTTTAACAGGTACTACTTCTTTAGGGCAAACAGGCACACTAAAATATAAAGATTGGTTAGATCACGAAGATGGTGTATTTACATTTTTTATAGAAACAGAAGCTGTATCAAGTTATACAATAACAGTAGAATTAATAGTAGATAAAGATGGTACATTACTATCAAGACCAAAAGGCTCATTTCAATTAACTGCTGCAAAAACTTCTGACGATCCTGCTAACCCATTACAATTAGTACCAGACATAAAAGTAATAGACTTTCTTACAGGTATATTTAAAATGTTTAACCTTACAGCATTTCAAGATAACAATGGTATTATACAAGTAAAAACTTTAGATAACTTTTATGCAAGTAGTACAACCGTACACGATATAACACCATTTATAGATAAAACAGAAACAATTACAGATGCTGTATTGCCATTTAAAGAAATAGATTTTGCTTATGAAGGTACAGATAGTTTTTTAGCAAACAACCATTACCAAATAGCAAATACTAAATGGGGTGCGTTAGATTACGAAGCACCTAACAAATATGATGGTAAGGTATATAATATAGAACTACCCTTTGAGCATTTTAAATATGAACACTTATTTATACAAGCTAATAATGTAGTAAGCGTTAATGATAGTGGTGTGCAATACGGTTATTCTGTAGATGAAAGCCAAAGCCCATATCTTGGAAAACCACTTATATTTTATGCTACAAAATCTACTGCAACAATACGAACTTTAAATTTAGCTAATACTTCTGGTGAATCTGTAGCAAACCCATATATCCCCTTAAATTGTGAAGATAAAGGTAGTACGTATTTAGCAGGTAAACAAAGTTTAAACTTTAATGCAGAATTTGATGAGTTTTCAAGGCAAGTAAATAATAAAAGTTTATTTAAAACATATTATGAAACGTATGTAAAAGATATGTTTGATTTACGCAAAAGACTTACAAGCGTAAAAGCGTATTTACCAATGAACATTATTTTTAAATTAGATTTAGCTGATAAGTTTATATTAAATAATAACGAATATAGAATTAACAAAATATCTACAAACTTTGAAACAGAACAAAGTAGTTTAGAATTAACAAACATATTTGAAGAACCTGTATTTAAAACGTTAAAAGTATTACAAGATAATGGTTTAACTGCTGATACTAATACAATTACTGCTGATACAATAGATGTTAAAGTAGATTCAGGAAACGATAGCCAATTTACATTACCAAGTATAAAAACAGGTATACCAAGTGCAACAGTAAACAACCCAGCAAGTGTATTTACAAACACAAGTTTAACAGTTACACCTCCTACAATAGAAGTAGATCAAATACCTGTATCCACAACAACAAAAGTATTCTTCAGTCATCAAATAACTGCAATAGGTAAAGTAGGTAATACACAAAAATTAGATGAGTATGGTTATTTATATTCTACATCATTAACTAATTTAAGTTCTACAGATGACATTGATACGTTAAAAGCATTTGGTGATGTTACTACTGTACCGTTTACACCTACGTTAGCAGTAATTAAAGTTTTATTAGATAACGGTTTATCTGTAAAAAGCACTTACGAGAAAGCAGGTTTAACACACCCTGCTATACTTTATTATAGATTCTATGCAAGAACTAACACCGATGTACAAAACGATAAAGCAGATGTTATTAGTAGTGTTGTAAGTGCATCTACTGTACCATCAGCAGTAAGTCAATATAACAATGCAAATGGCGAAAACCTTGTAGGAGTTGCAGGTAGTACAGGATACTTAACAGATACATCACCTTTAGGGTTTTTCAAAGCTAACTTCAAAAATTATGGTGGTGAAGATCAAGAAGGTTTTATAATTTATCAAATTAATAATTTAACAGTAGATACTGCTAAAGAAATAATAGAATGGTTAACAAGTACAGCATTACCAGCAGTAGATACATATTATGATATATCACACACTTTTAAAGCGTTAGATAGATTTGGTGCAAACAATTCAAGTATGTTTAATATGACAAATAAAACTAACGCAAAAGTTAAGTATGTAATGTTCTTAAATACATACCCTGTAGTAATGATAAAAGGTGGTACAGTTACTGGTTCACTTGCTACTTCTGGAACATATTCAATAGGGGATGCAAATGGTGATTTACAAAGTACATCTTAAACAAAAAGATATGATACAGAATATATTAGATTTATTAGAATTTGCAAGAAGCGAAAAATGGAACGGAAAATATATAGATATAGCTATGGGTAAAAATAAGTTTCCTGAATCAATAAAAGAAGGATACGAACAATATAAAAATGGATTATGGAAAAGGTAGTAATTGACGTTGAGTTAAAAACCAAAAGCGCAATAGATAACGCTGAAGACTTACAAGATTCAATACAAGAGGTTAGCGAAGAAACAAAACAAGTTACTGCTAATACTGAAGAAATGGGTAACCAATTAGATTCTGTAACTGGTGGTGCTATCACAAAGTTTAAAGGTTTTACAGGTACATTAAAAGGTGTTATTGGTGGTTTTAAAACATTAAGAGGTGCAATCATAGCTACAGGTATTGGTGCTCTAATAATAGCAGTTACAGCTTTAACAGCAGCCTTCACATCAAGTGAAGCAGGGCAAAACAAATTTGCAAAAATATTAAAACAACTTGGTATTATTGCTGGTAATGTTACAGATATATTTTCAAGTTTAGGGAATATAATAATAGCTGTTTTTGTTGATAGGGATTTAAAAGCAGCAGGTGAAGCGTTTGATGAATTTAGCAATAGGGTTAAAAACTTTGGAAAAGAAACACAAAAAGAAATAAAAATAGCTGGTGAACTTGCTGATAAAATAGCAGATGCTAATAAACTTGAAAGAGAACTTTTAATTGAAAGGGCAAAAACAAATGTTGAAATAAACAAACTAAAAACAAAAGCAGCAGAAGTAGATAAATTTACAGCAGAACAACGTATTGCATTTTTAGAAAAAGCAGCATCATTAGAAGATGAAATTACAGCAAAAGAAGTAAAATTAGCAGAAACAAGGCGAGATATAAAAATTCAAGAAAATACCTTCAGTGGATCAAAAAAAGAAGATTTAGATGAAGAAGCACAATTAATAGCTAACGTAATTGGTCTTGAAGAACAACGCATACTTAAAAACAAAGAATTATTAGGTGTTGCAGCAGGGTTGCGTAAAATGGAAGCTGATAAAAAAGCAGCAGAACGTAAAGCAGAACTTGATGCAATACAAAAACAAAGTGATGCTATAAACCAAATACAGGCTAAAGGCATAGAACAACAAAAGATATCTGTTGCTGATTTAAGCAATTTAAAAACACAAACGTCAAAACAAGAACAAGCAGAAGATGAGTTAACAGCACAACAAAAGTTAGACTTAACTGCACAAGCGTTAGGTGGTGTAGCAGCTTTGTTAGGCGAAAATAGTGCAGCAGGAAAAGCAGCAGCTATAGCACAAGCAACTATTAATAGTTATTTAGGGTTTAGTCAAATATTAGCTACACCATCAGTAATACCAGAACCATTCGGTTCAATACAAAAAGCAATATCAGCAGCAGGTATATTAGCATCAGGTATTCAAACGGTTAAAAAGATAATAGGTGTTAAAACACCAAAAGGAGGTGGTATGGCAGGTTCAAGAGGTGAGGCTTCAGCACCTCAAGCACCAAGTTTTAACGTAGTAGGAGCAGCACCTGAAAACCAATTAGCGCAAACAATAGGCGAACAAGAAGAAAAACCTATAAAAGCATTTGTAGTAAGTAACGAAGTAACTAACGCACAAGCATTAGAACGTAATATAGTAGAAGGTGCATCAATTGGATAACAAAATAGACAAATAATTATTGTAATAATATGGACATAGTAGAACTTTTTATAGATGAAAACGATGAGGTTTCTGGAATTGAAGCAATATCAGTAGTAGAAAACCCAGCAATAGAAGAAAACTTTATAGCACTTAAAAACCAAGAGTTTAAACTTGCAGAAGTAGATAAAGAAAAACGTATCCTTATGGGTGCAGCCTTAATACCTAACAAACCTATCTATCGTAAAAATGGCGAACAAGAATATTATATCTACTTTAGTCAAGCAACTGTACGTAAAGCAAGTGAATTATTTTTTATAAAAGGAAACCAAAACAACTCTACATTAGAACACCAATTAGAACTTAAAGGTTTAACTGCTGTAGAAAGTTGGATAGTAGAAAGTGAACAAGATAAAAGTAGAATGTACGATTTAAACGTACCTATTGGTACTTGGATGGTATCTATGAAAGTTAATAACGATGATGTTTGGAAAAAAGTAAAAGATGGTGAAGTAAAAGGATTTAGTATAGAAGGTTACTTTGCTGATAAATTACAAAGACCTAACGAACCTGTAAAAGATCAGATGTCTGAACAGGAGGAAATGGCTAACGAATTAGTTGATGAATTAAAGCATATACTAAAAGAAGAAAATTTAGAATCTTATTCTGATTATCCAAGTGGTGTAAAAAATAATGCTAAAAGAGGTATTGAATTAAACGAAAAGGTGAACAACAAGTGTGCAACACAAGTAGGAAAAGTAAGAGCGCAACAATTAGCACAAGGGAAACCAATAACAACTGAAACAATTAAAAGGATGTTTAGCTATTTAAGTAGGGCGCAAGAAGATTACGATGAAAGTGATAGTAAAGCGTGTGGTACTATATCTTATTTATTGTGGGGTGGTAAAGCTGGTTTACGTTGGGCAGGTGCTAAACTAAAAGAACTTGATTTAATAGAAGAAGAATTAAAAAAACCTTGTTATAGTGGTTATGAAATGATAGGGTTTAAAATGAAAAACGGTAAAAAAGTACCTAATTGCGTACCAATAAAATAATATGAGTAGAATACCAAGTCCACAATCAGGTCGTAGAGGTTGCTTATGTAAAGATGATACATATTCTATAGAATGTTGCGATGGTAGCTTCCAAGCACAAGGCGTAGGAAATGTAACAGCAACAATAGAAACACCAAGTGCAGGAGAATACGGTTACAGAGTACAAAAGTGTGGACATAGCCAAAAAAAGCACTTTTACGGTTCTACACAATTAGTAATAGGCAATGTATATTATATAAATGCTGATCACAATAACCACGATGGTTGTTATACCGTATTAAGCCAAGACCAAAACGCACACGGTCATCATTTTAGTGCTGTAACATTATATAACGATTGTGCAGCGTGTCAAGCAGCAAACTAAAAATGTAACAAACTATTTATTAATTTATTGTATTATATATGAAAGCAACAGATATGTTAAACAAAGTAAAAGAGGTTCTTGGGGTAGAGTTATCTGAAGAACCTAAAGAAGTAAAGTTGGCACAAGCCGAACTTGAAAACGGTGCAATTATTGAAAGCGAAAATTTTGAAGCTGGAAACGAAATATTTATTGTTACCGAAGATGAAAAAGTAGCAATGCCAGTAGGTGAATACAAACTTGTAGACGGTGAATCATTAATTGTAGAAGAAGAAGGTATTATTGCTTCAATCGGTGCAGTTGAATCTGAAGAAGAAGTAGAAGCTGAAAAAGAAGAAATGAACTACGCTACTAAAGAAGAACTTCAAGAGGTTAAAGAAATGGTTGAAGAAATTAAATCAATGCTTGAACCTAAAGAAGAAGAAATGGCTGAAGAACCTGTAGGTGAAAATTCTGTTAAATCAGAAGAAACAACTACAAAGACTGTTTACGCTGAAAAAGAAGAATTAAGCGAACCAGTACAAAAGGTTACTCATAACCCTGAAAAAGAAAACAAACCTAATTTAAATTTGTATTCACAAAAAAGAGGGAATACTACATTAGATAGAGTTTTAAATAAAATATCAAATTTTAAATAAATAAATAATGTCAACAACAATAACAACTTCAAATGATGTGTTGAGAGCAAGATCAGAGCAAGAAACTTTGACTACTACTCAAGATATTCCTGTAAACAAAGCAGGTACGGAATTTAACATAGCAACAGATGCTAAAGTAATGACTTTACCAGCTATTACATCTGAAAACATTGGAATGGAATTTACATTTCGTAATACAGGTGCTGATGGTAATAACATTATTACACTTTCACCTGCTTCAACTGATGCAATTCACGGTACTGTAGGTTCAGTATCTTCTGGTGGTGTAGATGATAAAGATTGGATTAACACAAAAGCAACTGCAAATAAAGGCGATTGGTGTACACTTAAAGCTGTAGCACTTACTGACTGGTATTTAACTGGTGGTGATGGTGTATGGGCAAGTGAATCTTAATAAATAAACTTATAAATAAAATAAAATGGCAACAACTAATTCTATAACTACTACTTATGCTGGTGAATTTGCAGGGCAATACATTTCTGCTGCACTTTTAAGTGGTTCAACTTTGGACAATGGATTAATTACCATTAAGCCAAACATTAAATTTAAAGAAGTGATTAAAAAAGTAGCAAGTGATGACATCGTAAAAGATGCAACTTGTGATTTTGATCCTACTTCAACTTTAACACTTACAGAACGTATTTTACAACCTGATTTTCAGCAAGTAAATTTACAACTATGTAAAGCAGACTTTCACAATGATTGGGAAGCTGTACAAATGGGATATAGTGCTTTTGATAGCTTACCTCCTTCTTTTGCTGACTTTTTAATAGGTCACGTAGCTTCTAAAGTAGCACAACGTACAGAACAATCTATCTGGAATGGTGCTGCTGCAACAGCAGGACAATTTGGTGGTTTTACTGAATTACTTTTAGCTGATGCAGATGTTACTGATGTAGGTGGTGGAGCAGCAGTTGATTCTTCAAATGTAATATCAAAAATAGGACTTGTAGTTGATGCTATTGGTTCTTCGCTCTATACTTCAGAGGATATGTTTATTTATGTTTCACAAAACGTAGCAAGAGCATATGTAAGAGCATTAGGTGGATTTGCAAGTAATCTTGGTGCAGCAGGTACAGATGATAAAGGTACACAATGGTACAACGGTGGTGGACTTTCTTTTGATGGTATTAAAATTGCTGTAGCAAATGGATTATCTGACAACAAAATGGTAGCAGCAGAAAAATCTAACTTATTCTTTGGTACTGGTCTTTTAGCAGACCACAACGAAGTAAAAGTTATTGATATGGCTGATATAGACGGTTCACAAAACGTAAGAGTGGTAATGAGATTTACAGCAGGTGTACAGTATGGCATCGGTAGTGATATCGTACTTTATTCTTAATAGATAATTAACCAATAAATTAGGTGGGTAAGCCAGTAGTGCCTACTCACCTTTTTTTATTAAAAATATATAAATATGGCTTGTGATTTAACACTTGGTAGAAAAGAACCTTGCAAAGATGTTGTAGGGGGATTAAAAAATGTTTATTTCGTAGATTTTGGTGATTTAGGTACGGTAACTTTAAGTAATGATGAAATTACAAATATGACAGGAAGTTCTGGTAGTTTAACAGCATTTAAATACGAATTAAAAGGAAATAGTAGTTTTGAACAAACGATTACTTCTTCACGTGAAAATGGTACAACTTTTGTTGAGCAGACTTTAACATTAACTTTGAAAAAACTTACTAAAGAAGATAATAAAGAGTTAAAACTGTTAGCTTACGGTAGACCACACGTTGCTGTAGAAGATTATAATGGTAATGTGTTTATGATGGGATTAGAACACGGTGCAGAAGTAACAGGTGGAACAATTTCCACAGGTGCTGCAATGGGTGATTTATCAGGATATACATTAACGATGGCAGCAACAGAAATTGCTCCTGCTAACTTTATGGATTCTGATACAAAAGATATAGACTTCCCATTTAGTGTAACAGATTACGCTGGTTTAGATGGAACTGTAACAATTACTTTAGGTACAAATTCTTAATAGGGTTTTTATTTGGTAAATTAAGGGTGGCAATATGCTGCCCTTTTTTTGTTTTAATAATAACAAATTTCATACTTTTTTATTGTATATATATGATAGTATTACAAGAAAGTGGTTCAGCACAAAATATTGATTTTATACCAAGAGAATTTACTGCAAACGCATCTTACACGGTTAAGATAACAGACGAAACGCAAAACAAAGAAGTGTACAGTCAAGCAACAACAAGTATATCACAAAACTTATATTACAATAGGTTTAATGCTGTATTTCCTGTAAAACAAGATATTTATTACACACTTAAAATACTTTCAGGTAGTTCAGTTGTATTTATGGATAAAATATACTGTACAAACCAAACAGATTTACCAGCTTACACAATAAACGAAGGTGAGTATACTTCTAATAGCACTACAAACGAATTTATCACAATATAATGGATAACTTACATATAGTAAATTTAGCTTCTTACAACCGACCAAAAATAAGTGAGGATAAACAGAAAGATTGGGTAAATTATGGAGAGGATAATGATTACTATTCTTATTTAATAAAACTTTATACAGAATCTACAACTAACAACGCTATAATTAACGGTGTATCTAATATGATATACGGTAAAGGGTTAGATGCTTTAGATAGCAACACTAAAACTAACGAGTATGCTGCAATGCGTTCTATTATAAGCAACACTTGTTTAAAAAAGGTTGTATTAGATTTAAAACTATTAGGTGAAGGTTCTTTTCAAGTGCTTTACAAAGATGATAGGGTATATAAAGCAGAACATTTTCCACGTCAAACACTACGTGCAGAAAAATGTAATGAAGATGGCGAGATAGAAGGATATTATTATGCACCTGATTGGACAAAGATAAAACCAAAAGATAAACCTCAACGCATAGCAGCATTTGGATTTGGTAACGGTAAAGAACCAGAAATAAAAATAGTTAAAAAGTATGTTAGTGGGTACGATTATTATTGTCCTGTAGATTATCAAGGTGGTTTAGCTTATGCTGAATTAGAAAGCGAAGTAAGTGATTACCTTATTAACGATGTACAGAATGGTTTTAGTGGCACGAAGGTTGTAAACTTTAACAATGGTGTACCAGACCGTGAAAAGCAAATGCAGGTTAAGAATGATGTAATGTCAAAACTTACAGGTGCAAGAGGTGAAAAAGTAGTAATTGCATTTAATAACAATGCAGAAAGCAAAACAACAGTTGATGACATACCATTAAACGATGCACCACAACACTATGAGTATTTATCAAATGAATGTAGTAATAAGTTAATAGTAGCACATAGGGTAACCTCACCTTTATTATTGGGTATACGTACCGAAAACAATGGTTTAGGATCAAATGCAGACGAAATAAAGACCGCTGCGCTACTTTTTGACAATATTACTATAAAACCCTACCAAGACTTAATAACGGACTGTATAGATGATATATTGGCTGTTAACGGTATTAGCTTAAAGCTATATTTTAAAACACTTCAACCATTAGCATTTATAGATACAGATAATGCAATAACAGACGAAGCACGTGAAGAAGAAACAGGTATAAAAAAGGAGTTAACCCTAAAAAGCCAAGTAGTAGATAAAGACTTTGCTATTATAGATGATAGGTTAGCATACGCAACAAAAGAAATGGCAATAGAAGGTGCTAAAAACATAGGTTGTGAAGGTTACCACGAACACGAATACGAAGGCAAGATATGGTATATGCCTTGTGAAGAACACAAGCAAAGTAATTTAAGTGCTGAAACAGACGATAAAGTATTTGATTTGCTTGATGAGTTTGGTGAAGATGAAGATTTAGAAAATTGGGATTTAGTAGATGAACGTAAAGTAGACTACGACCAAGAAGAAGCATTAGATAAAATGGTAGGTTTAGCATCTACAGGTAGTGCAAGATCAAATGCCAAAAGCGAACAAGATGGTGAAGCTGATGATATGAAGTTTAAAGTACGTTATCAATATGCACCATTAACAGTTTCAGCTAATAGCAGGGAGTTTTGCAGAAAAATGGTATCAGCTAAAAAAATATACCGTAAAGAAGATATAATGCAAATGAGTAAACAACCTGTTAACGCTGGTTGGGGTAAAGGTGGTGCTGCAACTTACGACATCTGGCTCTACAAAGGAGGCGGATCGTGTAGGCATTTTTGGATGCGTAAAACGTATATGGCTAAAGGTGTAAAACCAGATGCTACTAACCCAAATGCAGAAATAAGTGTAAATAAGGCAAAGAAAGAAGGTTTTAAACCTGAAACTAATGATGCTAAAGTTGCAAAAAGACCAAGAGATATGAAAAATAGGGGATTTATAAAACCTAAAAACTTTACAACACCACGATAGTTATGGCTGAAGCATTATTTGTTACTCGTAAAGATATTGTAAAATACACTAATGTATCAGGTGGAGTAGATACTGACAAGTTTATACAATACGTTAAGATTGCCCAAAACATACATATACAAAATTATATAGGTACAAAGCTATATGATAAAATAAGTACAGATATTATAGCTGGTAATTTAGCAGGGCATTACGCAACGTTAGTAGAAAACCATATTAAGCCTTGTTTAGTACATTGGGCAATGGTTGAGTATCTACCATTTGCTGCATACACGGTATCTAATAAAGGTGTTTATAAACATAGTAGTGAAAACGCTGAAAACGTATCTAAAACAGAAGTAGATTTTTTAATTGAAAAAGAACGTACAACAGCACAATACTATACCGATAGAATGATAGAACATTTTAGTTTTTATGCAGCAGAAAGATATGCTGAATACTACACTAATAATAACGATAACGTATATCCTGATAAGGATGCTAATTTTTCTGGATGGGTACTATAATAAAAGTAAGATACAAACCTAAACAACAAAATATAGTTAAGTTAAAAAACTATTTAGAAAAAATGTATAACAAAAACGTTAAAAAGTAATTATATAAGTATGGCTAATAACATAAATTGGGGAAAAGTATATTGTGAAATGGTAACCAATTCTGCTTGGGGTACAGATAGTGCTTTTACAACTGAATTTATACCTGATATATCAGCACCAAGTTGTTGGGCAACTTTCCCTATAACAGCAGATTTAACGCAAATATCTGGTACAGCATTTTTAGCTGATACAACATTATATAGAGCAGATGCAACACAAAAATAAAATATTAAAAAATGGCTAAACAAGTAATAAATATTGGTACTACAGCGAACGATGGTACTGGTGATCCTATCAGGGATGCCTTTGATAAGGTAAACGACAACTTTACCGAACTGTATACAGACGATGCAGGAGATGTAGGTAGTATAACAGCAACAGCACCAATAGCACGAGATTCAGCTACAGGAGAAGTAACAATATCTCTTTTAGATGATGGAGTTACAAACGCTAAATTAGAAAACCGATATAAAGAAATAGTTTCAATTACAACTTTGACAGGAACAGTAGCTTTTAATTGTGAATTAGGCTCAAGTTTTAAATTAAGCGGTGATTTAACAGGAGCTTATACTATAAATTTAAGTAATTATAAGAAAGGGCAAATGATTACTATTTTTCCATTAAAAGGTAACCAAACTTTAAATCTAGCAGGTCAAGGTAGTTCTACAAATGTATTTAATAAAATAGGAGGAGTTGACTATGAAGATAACGGTAGTAGTAGTAACATTTTACAAATTGAGTGCGTAGACGATTCAGCTACTAACCCAATATTCTTTTATTCTTTAGGAACGTTTGTTTCCGATAGTAGTGATATATAAATTTTAAAATATGAGTTTAGGAAGGCGTTTTTTATCTATTGCAAGACCAGCATCAGCAGTAGAGGTTGATTTTTTAGTTGTAGCTGGTGGAGGTGCTGGAGCTGGAAGTTTTAGAGCAGGTGGTGGAGGTGCTGGTGGATTAAGAACTTCATTTGGATCATCCTCTGGTGGAGGAACATCTAATGAATCTAAAATTGCTTTATCAACAGGAACAACATATACAATAACAGTTGGTGGAAGTGGAGCAGCATCAAGTAATAATCAAGGTGGAAACGGAGGAGATAGTACATTTGCTACAATAGTATCTGCTGGTGGCGGTGGCGGAGGGTATTATGCTGCTAGTCAAGCTGGTTCATCAGGAGGTTCAGGTGGAGGAAGTGCAGGGCTTGAGCCTTCAGTAGGTTCAATAGGAGCAGGAGGTGCAGCATCACCATCAGGTCAAGGTTATGCAGGAGGACAAGGTGCAAGTTCATCTAGTCTAACTGGAGGAGGTGGCGGTGGCGGAGCTGGTGCAGTAGGAAATAATTATGGAAGCGGTGCAACCGATGGAGATGGAGGAGCAGGATTACAAGTTAATATTGATGCTTTAAATAATTTTTATTCAGGAGGTGGCGGTGGCGGTAACTATGGCTCTTCTGGAGGAAATGAAACAGAAGGAGGCAGTGGCGTAGGCGGTGCTGGAGGAAGAACAGCAGGTGTAGACGCAGGAGATGCTGGAACTACTAATACTGGCGGTGGCGGTGGCGGTTCATCTTGGTCTGGAATAGGTTCAAGTGGTGGTTCAGGTATTGTTGTTTTAAGGATGCCAACTGCTAATTATTCAGGAACAACTTCAGGAAGTCCAACCGTAACAACTGATGGAACTGACACAATTTTAAAATTTAACGGAAGCGGTTCTTACACAGCATAAAATATGGCACACTTTGCAAAAATAAATGAAAATAATATAGTAGAACAAGTAGTTGTAGTTAATAATTCTATTCTACTTGATGAAAACGGTATTGAAAAAGAATCTAAAGGAGTAGATTTTTTAAATAGTTTATTTGGTTCAGCTACTTGGATTCAAACATCATATAACAATAATTTTCGCAAACAATATGCAGGACTTAATTACACTTACGATAAAATAAATGATGTTTTTGTTTGTCCACAACCGTATAATTCTTGGTCATTAGATTCTAATTTTGATTGGCAACCCCCAACACCCTACCCTGATGACGGATTGATTTATATTTGGAATGAAGAAAATAAAACTTGGGATTCTGATTAATTGTGGAAGATTTGAAACTATATGTGATTAATATTTTTGCACTTGGAATTAGTGTAAGCGAAGCAAATCCCTATTTACAAAGTATTAGTTTATTGTTGGCGATAGGGTACACAATTATCGGTATTAGTAAAAAACTAAAGCAATGATGTTACCTAAAAACGGAGTAGCAAAAGAGATACGTAGCTATGCAGGAAGTCTTTTTGTATTTCTGTTTATAGTTGGAATAATAATAACTTTTGTACAGTTTCCTGTTTTAGAATCTAACAAAGAGATCGTGCTAATGTTAATTGGATCAATTGCTGCTTCAATACCTGTTTTAATTTCTGCTATAAGTGGAACAAGACCAGACGATGTAAATGCATTAAAAGCAACATTAGAAAAAAAAGACCATCAAATACAAATGCTTGTAGATGCAAAAGATAGATTAGAAGAAATGGTAATTAACTTACAAAGAGAAATGCTGCAAAATCAAGATAATATGATGGACAAAATAATCCTTAAGGCAGCAATGGACTTTGACGATAAAAACAATAGAAATGGAAAATAAACCTAAATGCGAGTGTGGATGCACAAATAACCCAGAAGGTTACTGTGATGGTAGCCATTTAAATAAATAAATATGGAAACTTTTATAATTATAATTTCAGTAATAATGTTTTTAACTGCCATAATGATGGCTTTAACTATTTATGGACTTTTTACCGATAAAGATAAAGATGGTATACCTGATGCTTTAGAAGATAAGTTTAATGAAGTAGTTAGTGATATAAAGCAAGAAATTGAAAAGATTAAAAAATGAAATACTTTACGTTAGATGAATTTTCTTCGCCTGACCACAAAGGTAGTGGTGTTAATATGTGCAAAGATTTTTTATTAAAATTAGAAAAGGCACGAGAAATTGCAAACATACCTTTCAAAATTACTTCAGGTTATCGTACTCAAAATTATCTTCAAGATCTTTTGGATAGAGGATATAAAGCAAGTAAAAACTCTTCCCATCTTGTTGGAAAAGCAGCAGATATTGCAGCAGTCGGTTCATCTACAAGATTCATTATTGTTGATGCCTTGCTTAAATCAGGATTTAACAGAATTGGAATTGATGGCAACAAAAACTTTATACACGTTGATTCAGATGGAACTGATATGGGGGGAACTAAACCACCAAATGTTATTTGGACATACTAACACGGTAGGTAGCACACTATGGAACAATTAATAACTGGTTATATTGCATTCCGTATATTAGAATATTTAATAGTAAAAACCTTTGGCTGAAAAAAAGAAATTTAAGGATACTAAAGTAGGTCAGTTCTTACTGAATAAAATACCTGATGTAGTTGGTGCAGTAGCTGGTGATACATTAGCAGGAAGCGTTATACAAGCTATTATAGGTGGTTCTGAAATGAGTGATGAGGATAAACAAGTTGCACTTAAAAAACTTGATATAGAACGTGCCGAAATAGATGGTGTTACAAGAAGGTGGGTAGCTGATGCAAGAAGTGGATGGTTGCCATCAAACGTAAGACCACTTACATTAATATTTCTTACAGTTGCTTTTGTTATTGGTTGGTATATGCAGATAGATGGTTTATCAGTAGTAAAGGAGTTATTATTCGTGGTTTTTGCAGGATATTTTGGAGGTAGGTCTTACGAGAAGGTAATGGGTAATAAAAACCATCAGTAATGAATATATCTGAAAGTTCAAAAATTAGTTTAGATATTAAAGCACTTTTAGGTATGATAATAGGTGTGGTTACAGTTGCAAGTATTTGGTTTAACCTTACAGCAGAAATAGAAATGTTAAAAATTCAAGTTTCTAAAATGGATGAAAAGGTACAAGCTAATTACAGATGGGTTAATAATTTTGAACCTCCTAAAGAAGTACAAAAAGCAGTAGATGAAATAAACATAATGAAACTTGAAAACGCTGTTACAAAATATAAAGTTGAACAATTACTAAAAAATAAAAAGTAATGGCAAAGCAAATAGTTATTAACTATAAAAAAGTTAAGGTTAAGCGTAAGGGTATACATAGTAAAAACAAACAATCTAAACTTAAATCTTCTAAAAACTACGTTAAGAAATATCGTGGACAAGGCAGGTAATGTGCAAAACTAATTTTAAAAAAGGTTTACATCTTAAAATAAAAGCGTGTAACTTTGGTGGGTAGTGGGAATGTAAATAATATTTGTATAAATATAAATAATGATTACAGAAGATAAAATTAGAAAAATACAAGGTTATAAAACCTGGTCTACTAAAAGAAAAGTAGATGAACTACTAATGGAAGATGCTCATATGTATTGTAATTTAGGTATTGATTCTACAACTACAGATAAGAAAAAAGTAAAAGCTGTTAGTAGAAAAATATACAAAGCTATATCTATTATAAGTCCTTTAGATGGTTATATATTAGAAGCACATATGAATGAAAAAGATTTAACAAGTGCCTAAAAAACTTTCAAGAAGTAAACTTGTAAAGAAACTTGATACAGTATTTAGTAAATATATAAGAATTAGTAGTGCTGATAAAAATGGATATTGT